CGAGTCAGACGCGGATGTGCTGGAGCTCTTGGCGCTGGGCCAGGTAGCAGGTCAGCTGACGGTGGGATCCCTGGTGTCCAGCAACCTGATGACGGTCAAGGTGACCCTGACGGCTGCGCAGATCAAGGCCCTGGCCGCGACGCAGGTGGAGCTGGTCGCTGCCCCTGGCGCGGACAAGGTGCTGGAGTTCGTCGGCGGCATGGCGCGACTGGTCGCGGGTTCCGAGGTGCTGGCCGAGAACGGCGGTGGCTCCAATCTCGGGATCAAGTTCACGGATGACGCTGGTGTCCAGGTTTCCGAGGTCATCGAGATGACCGGGTTCATCGAGAAGGCGGTCAACTGGCAGACCAGCCTGGTCCCGATCAAGGATGCCCTGGTGATCGAGACCGGCGCGGTGAACCAGGCACTCGTTCTGGACAACATCGGTGCTGGTGAGATCACCGGAAATATCAGTGACGACGCGGAGCTTCATGCCTACGTGACCTACCGCATTCACGACCTGTCGTAAGGTCTGACCGAGGGGGGGTCAGGGCGAGTGTGGTAGACTTGGCTCTGGCCGGAAGGGGTGACAATGGCCCTCCTGACACCTGACCAGCTGCGGCATGTCCGCGGGATCATCGAGAAGCATCACAGCGCTTTCGTGGCGAACACCGTATCTCCCGAGGCCATGGCTCCGGAGCTCCTCGAGCGCTTGCGGGCTGAGGGCATGGTGGATCCCCAAATCAACTCTATGGAGGATGCCTACCTCTATGGAGCGCTGCTCTCCGCTTTAGAAGACAAGCGCACGGCGAACATGAGCTATGACCAATTCCTTGAGCATGTGCGCCGTCATCCGGTCCCGCTCAGCGACTATGAGCGCGAGGGCCAGCGGTGGGCCACGGAGAAGGCCGCTCAGTGGATTGTGGGCCTGGGGAACCGCGTGGCCAATGACGTGTCGCAGACGTTGATCGACGCGGACGATGCTCTACGGCGCCGCACCGAGGATATGGTCCGGGACAAGACAGCCCAGAATATCGCCCGGCGCGAGTCGGTTCAGCAACTCAGATCGGATTTGGGCTGGGCGACAAAGGACTGGACCCGAGATTGGGATCGTATCGCGGCCACCGAAAAGACGAACAGCCTGCTACACGGGCAGGCGGGCCATTACCGGAAACGGTTCAAGGGTGTTGAGGTGTTTCGCCGGCCTCTGCCGGGAGCCTGCAAATGGTGTATCAAGCTCCATATTGGCCCGGATGGGCACCCCCGGATTTTCAAGCTCGAGGACCTTGAGGCCAATGGCTCGAATTTCGGGAAAAAGGCGTCTGAATGGTTGCCCGTGGTCGGAGCAATTCATCCCAACTGCTCTTGTCCCATGAGTCGCCGGCCCGCGGGCTGGGGCTTCGATGAAGACGGCGACCTGGTGCCCGGCGGTGAGGGAGGCGAGCTCTATGAGGGCGAGGAGGATCTTGCCCTGGCCATGCTCCAGGAATACGACCTGGAGAAAGCGGGGAGCTCTAAGGGCAACACGGTTTCGTTTCAGGGCCTTCAGATCGTGATCGAGAGCCCGAAAGGGTCTGAGCGGCGCTGGACGGCTCCTGACGGGTCGAAAGGCTCGACTCGGATGCGCTACCCCTACGGCTACGTGAAGCGCACCAGCGGGCTAGACGAGGACGAGGTGGACGTTTACGTGGGGCCCGATCCCCGCTCCACCGTGGTCTACGTGATCGAGCAAGCCAATCCACGGGTGGGAACGCATGACGAATACAAGTGCATGGTGGGGTTCTCGAATGAGGCCCGAGCTCGGGAAGCCTACCGGATGCACCTGGACAAGCCCGATCTCTATGAGCTGTCTGTGACGGCCATGGATATGGACGCTTTCAAGCGTTGGCTGGGCGCGAGTCAGGCACGCCGCGGTGAGCTCGACCAAGGGCATACGGCTTTGGTCCTGCCTCTGAAAAAGGCCAAAGGCATCCCGGCGGTGCTGGCCAGGGGCGACGAGCACACCGGAGATCGAGGGCCGACCCCCACGGGCATGGCTGGGGTCAACCTGATCATGAGACTCCCCAGGACTGCGGCCAGTCCTCAGCCCAATCGGATGGCACAGCAAGCGCTCATGGGAGATCGCGGAGAGCGCCGACCGATGAAGGTGGATATTGATGACTACCTGGTGGATAGGCCCTACAGGCAAGAGCCCCGGCCTGTTGAGGTAGACGCGAGCTATGCTCTGAGCGAGGATGAACGTAAGAAGCGGGCTGAGACCACGCGGGAGCTCTTGGAGGCGGAATACCAGGCCAAGCGCGGCCCCCACAATCTCGCTGAGGGTGGAGAAGACGTGTCGATTCCCCCGGTGAAGCAAGAGAAGGCGGTGCCCTAGTGGTCCGCTGCCCCCATTGCCACAACAAGCTGTTGCAGAAGTCCGGGCGCTCTACCAAGCTCAGGACACATGGGCCTATTCTGTTCCGAGAGGACGGTACGGCTACCGCCAAGTGCTACTGGTGCAAGTCCCTTGTGGAAGTCCCCGTCAATATTCGGGAAGGCACTCCCGTCGCTGAGGAGCGCTTTTTGCTCGGCCTCGACTCTGGAGGTTGACGCCATATAGAGCGCGCCTGTAAGCTCCCCACAACGTAAGGAAAGCCCGGTTGAGGTCATGGGGGCTACTGAGCCCCCCTCGGAACCTGGAAGGGGCGGACTGCGATGCACGCAGTCTGCCCCTTTTTCTTTGGAGGTTGCATGTCCACGATCCCCTTTGATTTCGAGATGCCTATCAGCTTTTTCGAGAAAGCCGATGCTCCCAAGGGCCAGAAGCGCCGGATTGGCGGGGTTCTCTCGGATGAAGCGCTTGATCAGCAGGGTGAGACAATTCTCCAGCGGGGGATGGATTTCAGGCCGTTTCTGAAATCGGGCTGGTTTAACGACAATCACTCGAAAAAGACCGCGGATATTCTGGGCTATCCCGAGACGGTCAAGCTGTTCGCCAAGGGCCAGCGGCTCCCTGACGGCCAGATCGCGCAATCCAATGCCACCTGGGTTGAGGGCTATATGCTCAAGAGCACCAAGGCTGACGAGGTTTGGGATTTGGGCAAGGCTCTGGCCGAGACTGGCCGGCGACTGGGGTTCTCGGTTGAGGGGCGCATCACCAAGCGCATCGGCCCTGACCGTAAGGTCATAGCCAAGGCCGTGGTGCGGAATGCCGCGATCACAAACTGCCCGGTGAACGATCACAGCCGGCTCGAGATCCTGGCCAAGAGCCTGCAAGCGGTCGAGGCGTCGGAGCCTGACGCTCTGGAAAAGATGCTGGGCATGGGCACGCCGACGACCCCAGGCACGCCCCCCGTGGGCCCTCAGACCGGAGAGACCGCGGGCCAGGTGCTCACCGGGGAGTCCCTCGAGCGGAAGGGCAATCCCCCCAAGGATGCTCGCGGGCGGAAGAAAAAGAATGAGGAGGAGGAGACGGAGAAGTCCCTCACCTTCGCTTTCAGCCCAGAGCGCGCAATGGAGCTGCTCCGCGAGCGCATCCCGAGCGCGACCCCCTACACGCTACAGCGTGTGATCGCCCAGACTGCGCTGTGGAAGCGCGGGGGCCAGCTGTGACTCTCGAAACCGTGGACTCTCTCCAGGCTTTTTTGACTCGGAGAGCACTAGCCCCAGGCGGTTTGATCAAGGCCGACAAACCCGAGGGCGAAGAGGAGAAGGATGAGGAGTTAGAAGACGAGCCCGAGGAGGATGAAGAAGACGATTCCGAGGCAGAAGACACAGGGGACGAAGAAACAGAAGAGGAGGAAACGGGAATGACCACTGCTATCAAGTCACAGGGCGTCGTCACCGAGGAGGATTTCCAGAAGAGTCTGGACCGACTCGAGGCGGAGGCCGCAGCCGGAAACCAGGAGAGCCGCAAGGCGGAGCTTCTGACCAAGGCCCAGGGTGGCGACATCGAGCCCGCGGAGCGGGATGAGCTGTTTGCGATCATGGGAGGCGGCGAGCCTGCCGCCAAGTCCCTCGGTGCTGAGGTCACCGGAGGGCTCAACACCAATGAGACTCTCCAGAAGGCCTACGACGTGTCGGATTTTCTGGCGGAGCACAACCTCGAGCTGACTAAGAGCCTGGACGCTCTGAGCCAGAACATCGAGGCGGACAGCACTCGGCAGCACGAGTTCAATCTGGTGCTGGCTAAGGCCATGGTGGACAGCGGCAAGCTGATCAAGGCCATGAGCGAGCGCCTTGGCGTGATCGCCTCTCAGCCGGCCAGACCCCCCAAGGCCGCGGGCGCTCAGCCGCTCAACAAGTCCATGCTCGGCGGGTCGGAGCCCCCGGTCGGCGAGCAGCTCAACAAGTCGCAGATCCAGGATGCGCTGGACGATCTCATGGAGAAGTCCGTCGCGGATGGTGACCAAGGCATGTCGGGTCGGGGCATGGACATCGCGGTGGAGACCGCGAAGTTCGAGATGACCAGCAAGATGTCCCCCACCATGTTCGAGGAGGTGAAGGCCCATATCGGTTCGCGCGGCTAGCCACTAGGGCGACGCGCTTCGCAGAAACCAAGTCCCCTAGTGGGCAGCCCTCTGAAACAGGGCGAGGAGGAAAAGAGAAATGAGCAGCGCAATCTCATGGGCCGACTATGAGGGCGTCTCGGGCTTTGGCGGCGGCGGCGCCAGTCAGGGTGACATCGAGGCTCTCCAGAAGGCACTCGCAGCTGGGCAGGAGATCAATCCGCCCGGCGCCGTCACGCCGGGTGACGGCTTCGCACTCCGCGTGGAGTCCCTTGAGCGCACG